AACCTTTATGACAGACTTTCTTCTAGATACACAAAAGCACTAGCAAGATCTATGTCAAACGCAAAAGAAGTTAAAGGAGCCAACCCTTTGAATACTGGTCTACCCGCAATAGCGGCAGCATCATCGTTCAAATCAGGTGACGGCGAAAACTTGTTTTCACTTTCTCACCCAGTAATTGCTGGAACAGTTAGTAACACTTTAACAACTCAAGCGGACTTAAACGAAACTTCATTAGAACAAGCATTGATTGATATCGCTGCTATGGTCGATGAAAGAGGTTTAAGAATAGCTGCAAAAGGAGTTAAAATGATAATTCCTTCTGCGAATCAGTTCAATGCTGAGAGATTAATGAAATCTCAAGGTAGAACTCAAACAGCTGATAATGACATCAATGCAATCAACAGTATGGGAATGATCCCACAAGGTTACAGAGTTAATAACTTTTTAACTGATGCTGATTCTTGGTACATTACGACAGACGTTCCAAATGGTATGAAGATGTTCTCAAGAACTCCATTGACAACTTCAATGGAAGGGGACTTCGATACAGGCAATGTTAGATACAAAGCTAGAGAAAGATACGCTTTTGGCGTTTCTGACTTTAGAGGTATCTTCGGTTGTGAAGGTGCGTAAGCAGTAAATAATTTTGTGGCGGAACACAATTCCGCCACATTTAATTAAGAAAGTAATAATATGAAAAAAACTCTCATCAATATCTGGGCCTACGATCATCATGCAAAATTTGAAATTTTAGCTGAAGATACGGCTGAAAGTGTTGAAAAAGCTATACTTGACAAACTAGGAGAAAAGAGTATAATTTGGGAATATCTCGGATCTACTTTTAATCACGAGATAAAACGTATAACTTATGAAGAGGTTATAAATGATACAAGACCTATACAAACAAAAAAGGTCCTTGGAGTTGAAGTGGCAACAAGAGCATCTGGATAATAATAGATACACTCTTGAAATGGTTAGAATAGATGACAAAGTTAAAAGAGTCATTACTGACATTAAGCTGGAAGAAGCAGCTATTGCTACAAGGCAAAATCAAGTAGATGATGCTGCTCCACAAGTTTCTGTAGCTACTTAAGCATAAAGCTACATCGCTGAAATCGCACTTTTATGTAAGGATATCTTGCACTCTACTCAAAATTAAGATATAAATTTTTAAAAATTAGGAGAATTTATGGCACATCACAAAATATCAAAAGCAACACATTTTACAGGACCCGTTTTATTTTCAAATCAAGTACCTTCGTTAGAAAATTTAAATGTAGCAGCATATCCAGATCAAAGAATTTTTTTTGATGACTTTGGCCAACAAGTTTATAATGGTAATGTTATTGGCACAGCTGTAACAGCTGGTGCTCAAATGGGACAAGACTACACTTCTATTACAGGCAGTAATGCTGGAACAGTAGCAATCGCTGCAAACTCACTTCAAGGTGCACTAGCTTTATCAACTGCTAATACAGCAGCAACAGATGCAATTACTACTCAAGGTGATTTAACTTTTAATGTTCCACAAAATAGTAATAATGAAAATGTAACTCCTTATAGAACATATTTTGAAACAAGATTTAAATTAAATAATTTAACAGGTGCACCAGCAATATTTGTTGGACTTGCACAAATAATTGATGCATCAGGAAACGCAGCTACTGACGCAGTTAGTGGTGCAGGAGAAGGACGTATTGGTTTTAATCTAACTGCTGGAGACACTATGATAAGAGCAGTTTGTAGAGCAGACAACAATTCTACGTACGCAAATATAGATGCAATTAATGATGGAAACTATCCAAAATATGCTGCTCTAGGTACAATAGCAGCAGACACTTATATAACTGTTGGTTTTGAAGTATTTAATAATAACAATTTAAGTAGAAACAGAGTTAATTTTTATATTAACAGAGAACTTTATGGAACTATTACTAACGAACAACAACTTTATCCACCATTTGTAAGTAGTGGGATTTCTGGTTCTACAGCAAGTTCTATTCCAGCTGCAGCAGCAACTAGATTAGGTGTTGCATTTGATATGATAAACTCAGTACAAAACGCATCTATTATGACTGTAGATTATGTATTAGCAGCTCAAGACAGAGAAGTGATATATAACTATAAAGGATAACATCCTTGCGATTCAGCTTAAAATAAGCTATAAAATTTTTACTATACAATTTAAATGTTGGGTGTAGACGCGTATAGTCGACGACCTAGAGACTACATTCACATTAACTAGGAAAAGGAAAAAAAAATGGCAAATACAACTTTTTCGGGTCCAATAAAAGCGGGCACGATATCAAATACTACAGGAACTATTGTTGGCACAGATATGGCTAATGTAGGTTCTGTCTTAATGTCACACAGTGAAGCGGTTGATCAAACAGCTGCTACGAGTACAACAAATATTATACTTCCTGCAAACAGCCAATTGGTTTCTGCAGCATTAAGTGTAAGTGTGGTTTGGAATGGCGCAGCAACTACAACTGGTTTAGGCTATGTTGGTGATGCAACTGCATTTACAGCAGCGTTAGGAATAGCTGGTGGTACTTTAGGTATTATCGATATTACAGCTGGAGCTAACAAAGCAAGAGTTGATGCATGGGCTGACATTGGTTCGACTGATAGACGTTTACTTTTAACACACAATAATACTGGAACAGGTGTTGGTTGGTTAACAGTTACTTATATACAAAATAATAACGTAGGTTAATAAATAATTAATGGAGCCCTTCGGGGCTCCAACAAAATTTAAGGAGATAAGATTATGGGAATAACATCCAAAGTTAGACAATCGGTAATTCTTGCAGCTGATGGTCAGGTTCAAAAACTGATTAGTGGTTCAGCAGCCAATATTACTAAAGCAAATATTATGACTGTGTATGCAATGACGAGTGGACTTAATGGAGAAATCAAACTTTACAATGAAATAGGTAGTGCAGGAACTGCTGCTAAATTAATTTTTCATGGTAAGTTTGGCGCAGCCGCTGATGCAGTTCAGGAATTTAAATTACCAGGAGCTGGTATTTATGCTGACACTGGAATATATGCAGATCTAACTAACATAGACTTTTTTTATATAGTCGGAACATTTTAGAGGAGTAGCCAATGGCTAATACTACTTCCGGAGCTTATGCATTTGATCAGAACTTTTCTATTGATGAAATTATACAAGACGCTTATGAGCGTATTGGTTTAGTAGGAACTGCTGGACATCAATTAAAAACAGCTAGAAGATCTTTAAATATTTTATTTCAAGAATGGGGAAACAGAGGTGCACACTTTTGGGAAATTGGAAATACTAATATTAATTTAATAGTAGGCTCTTCTACTAATGTAGATGCAACTGACGAAGGTGCTGGAACATATACTTTTTATAGAAACTCAGTTGACAGTGCCGCAGCCGCAGCCGCTTCACCACAAGCTACAACTACTCCAGTAACTAATATTTATGGTATTACAGATATTTTAAATGTTACATATAGACAAAATTATAATACAACAAGTCAATCTGATACAGGTTTAACTAAAGTTGCAAGAGACGCTTATTCTGCAACAGCAAATAAAGCATCACTTGGAACACCTTCACAATTTTGGATTCAAAGATTTATTGATAAAGTTACAATAACACTTTATCCTTTACCTAATTCAACAGCAGCAGGAAATTTTTTAAACATTCATTATGTAAAAAGAATTCAAGATGTAGGAGCTTACAGTAATGCAACTGATACTCCTTATAGATTTATACCTTGTATGATTTCAGGATTAGCATATTATTTATCTATGAAGTTTGCACCCCAACGAACACAAGAAATGAAATTATTATATGAGGATGAATTTGCTAGAGCATTATCCGAAGATGGATCTCCAGCTAGCACTTACATTACTCCTAAAGCATATTACCCAGGAGTATAACTATGGCTAGATTTGCAAAAGGCAGTAGAGCACTTTCAATATCAGATAGATCTGGTGCGGCATTTCCATATAATGAAATGGTTAAAGAATGGACAGGAGCTTGGGTACATACTTCTGAATTTGAAGCTAAACAACCGCAATTAGAACCACATCCAGTAGGTGCAGATCCACAAGCTTTATTACACGCAAGACCTGCAAGAACAGAATTTCCAGTTCAAGATATTTTACCTAACAATCCTTTTACAACTACAGCTGCTAATAAAAGTGTTAGTGTTTCTTATCCTGCTAATAATTTTAATGAAGGTACAACTTATGTAAGATTTCAAGATGTTAAAAACCCAGTTGGTGGAGTAGTGATTACAATTTTAGAATTATCTACAACTTTAAATGGAGCACTTAATAGTACTGCTACAACAATTCCTTTAACTAATGCAGCATCTTTTCCAACAGCTGGATACATTGTTATTGAAAAAGTTGATCAAGATCAAACTATAACTGTAGATGGAATATTACAAAATAATCCTGACTTTGGACACTATAAAAATGAAGTAGTTCAATACACAGGTATAGGAGGAAATAGTTTAACAGGATGTACTAGAGGAACTTCAGCCCCTTATAAAGGAAACACACCTCCAGCTACAACTGCAGGTTCACACTCTACTTTAGCAAAAGTTTATGGATGTTATCTTGCAACAGCAGTTCCTTCTACAGTAGTAGTAGGACCAGTTGGACAAACAACTGTATTATATAATAATTTAACTTTTCCTTTAGTAGCTAATGCTACTAGTACAGAAATAGGAGGCGGTTTTCAGTGTACAATTGGACCCGTTAATGATAGAGCTTAATTATGTCAGGATTATCATTTTATACATACACAACACTTAAACAAGCTATTTTAGATTATACTGAAGTAGATGCTAATGTATTTACAACCACTATTTTAGATGGTTTTATTATGGCCGCACAACATAGAATTAATTTAGATTGTCCTATGGACTCAGATAGAATTGTAGATCAAGGACAACTTGCAACAGATTTTAATAGTATTACTTTACCTGTTGGAACTTTATTTGTTAGAGGTATTAAAGTATTTAACTCTAC